CTTTAACCATTTGGTCTATTTCTGCTTCTGATAATCCACCAGACGCTTGTATTGTTATCTTTTGTTCTTTACCTGTACCTTTGTCTTTAGCAGATACACTTACAATACCATTTGCGTCAATGTCAAAAGTTACTTCTATTTGAGGAACACCTCTTGGTGCAGGTGGGATACCATCAAGCATAAAGTTACCTAACATTTTATTATCTTTTACAAGTTGTCTTTCTCCTTGAGTCACATTAATATTAACTGCAGGTTGATTGTTTTCAGCAGTTGAAAATATTTGACTTTTCTTTGTAGGTATTGTTGTGTTCTTATCAATAAGTTTTGTAGCAACTCCGCCTAGTGTTTCAATACCAAGTGATAAAGGTGTTACATCTAATAGTAATACATCTTTAACATCACCTGATAATACACCACCTTGAATTGCAGCTCCAATTGCTACAACTTCATCTGGATTAACGCTCTTGTTTGGTTCTTTACCAAAAAAGCTTTTAACTGTTTCAACAATTTTAGGCATTCTTGTCATACCACCAACAAGTACAACTTGACTAATATCAGAAGTTTTTATACCTGCGTCTTTTAATGCTACCTTACACGGTACAACAGTTCTTTTAATTAAATTTTCTGATAATGATTCAAACTTTGATCTATTTAATTTAATATTTAAATGTTTTGGACCTGTTTTATCAGCAGTAAGAAAAGGTAAATTAATATCTGTTTCTGCTGTAGATGATAATTCGCATTTTGCTTTTTCAGCGGCTTCTCTAATTCTTTGAATTGCTAAATTATCTCCTTTTAAATCCATACCAGTATCTTTTTTAAATTCACTTAATAAATAATCAACAATAACATTATCAAAATCTTCACCACCTAATGATGTATCACCATTAGTTGACTTAACTTCAAATACACCATCTCCTATTTCTAAAATTGAAACATCAAATGTGCCACCACCTAAATCATAAACTGCTACTGTGCCTGATTTCTTTTTATCCAAACCATATGCAAGTGCAGCTGCTGTTGGTTCATTTACAATTCTTTCAACTTCAAGTCCTGCAATTTTACCTGCGTCTTTGGTTGCCTGTCTTTGTGAATCATTAAAGTATGCTGGAACAGTAATAACAGCTTTTGTTACTTCTTGTCCAAGATACTTTTCAGCAGTTTCTTTCATCTTTTGTAAAGTGAAAGCAGAGATTTGTGCTGGTGAATACTTTTTACCTTTTGATTCTATCCAAGCGTCTCCATTATCTGCCTTTATAATTTTATATGGAGTTGTCTGTATATCTTTCTGTACAGAATCTCCATCAAATTTTCTACCAATTAATCTCTTAACTGCATAGATGGTGTTCTCTGGATTGGTTACCGCTATTCTTTTAGCAGGCATACCAATCAAAGTTTCATCACCAAATGAAACTACGGAAGGTGTTGTTCTTGCACCTTCTATATTTTCTAATACTTTTCCTTGTGTACCTTCCATTACGGCAACACAAGAGTTCGTTGTTCCTAAGTCTATTCCTATTATTTTACTCATTATATATTTCTCCTCTCTATGCTATATAATAACGATTTCTCAAATGTCAAGTGTTTTCGGTTAAAAAAATTCATCCAAAGTTGCCTTTCTTTCAAAATCCCATCCAATTGCTTTTACTATAAATCTTAATGGTTCTAAAAATGATTTGGTAAACATTTCATCATAATTAATATATTGGTGTAGTTTAAACTCTTTCGGTAATCTACTTGAAAATGATATGACATTTTCTCTCAAAGAATTAGGTTCTTTTAATGAAATAAATTTAATTTTATCACCGTCTTGTATGGTTTCATATTTTACCAATTTGTTTTTCTTTAATAGATTGTTATAAAGTAAAGCACCTCTTACATGAATTGGTGTAGATTTTTGATATATGTCTTTTGTGGAACTATACTTTTTTAAATTATTACAACTTCTAGGATAAGCAATATCTTCAGGTGGCAACTTTTTAAAATGTGTTCTAAAATTTTCTATAAAGTCAATCAATGCCGATTGGTCTTTTGTCATAATTACTTTTAATGCTTCTTTAATTTTAACTCTACAAGGTGCAGGTGTAGAAGATTTAACTGCTTCAATACCCATAATTTTTAATTTAGGTTCTTTTAAATTAAGACCTTCTTCATTAAATACATTTAAGATATATCTTTTTTTAGCAGTCCATATACCTTTATTAGCAATTACTTCTCTTTTCATAATCATTTTTTGGTCGTATGCTTTAACATACTTTGCTAATTTAGCAAAACTTGAATCAATAAATGGTTGTAATTTTTCTTCACAAAACTTATCTAATACTTTTACAATTTTTTTATTGTTAGATTTATCTTTAAATATTTTATCAACAACAGTACCTAATTTAATATAAATTGAATCTGTATCAGACGCAACAACATAGGTTATATTTTTTGTTTTCAATAGTTTGTTTAGATACTCATTTACATCACGCTCAATCCATCTGATTGTTAATTGACCTGCCATTGTAATACCTTCAGCGTGTCTTACATCAAAGTATCTAAAATATTGATTACCGATAGCACCATAAGCACTATTTAAAGCAATCTTTCTTGATAGTTGTATATTATAATTTGTAGATATTTCATTCTTTAATCTTTTATCACCAGTTTCTTGATATAATGCTTTTGCTTTTGCCAATTTATCTTTATAGATAACTCGTTCTTTGTATAACTTGTCCATTAGTTCAGGAAGAAATCCTTGCTTGTCTGTTCTAAATTGAGCACCATTGGGAGTGATAGTTCTTTTATCTAAATCAGACAAGTTGGATTTTTGATTTAACATATTCTCAACATTGACACGATTAGGTTCATAGCCAACCATTGTTTCAGGAGAAATATTGTATTGCATAATTAAATGTGGATACAAACTATTTAAATCAAAACTTACAATCCAATCGTGAAAACCAACAACAGGATCTTTTACATAAGCACCTTCATAACCTCGGGACTGTTTAGATTCTACAACAGCAGGTGCAACAATATTTTTAGATTTTAAATGATTGAATATAATAGTATCCCATATACGGACTTGGCCAAAACAATCTTGATAATTAACTTTCGCTTCATAAGCCATAGTTAAATGCAACTCAATCAATTTCATTTTGTCTTCTAGTTTATCAACAAGTTCTACATCTTGGATATTATATTCTATAAATTGCTGATAATTTTTTGTATAAAATTCTTTAAATGTATCATAAGGATTTTCTGCTTTAGTTTCTCCTAATTCTACTTTACTTATATAATCTAGTCTATAACTTTCTCGTCTAATAAATGTATGTTTACGATATAGATCAAGGTAATCTAAAATAGAAACACCCATTATATCCCAATAGTTTTGTTCTTTATTAAAACCTTTTGCTGTCACTTTAGTACTTTGTTGACTCACAACTCCCCATGGACTAAAATGTAAAATATATTCATCACCCATTAATCTTCTAAATCTATTCATTAAGAAAGGTATATCAAAAAACTTAACATTCCAACCTGTGATAATATCAGGATTATAGTCTAACCAAAATTCTAAAAACTTTTCAATTAATTCTCTTTCAGTAGGACATTTAATAAATGTAACATCTTCTCTATCATTAACAAAATTATCCATACCAAAAACAATTATCTTTTTTGTTGTATGTTCTTTTACTGTAATAGAAATTATAGGTTCAATTGCCTCATCTGAATTAGGAAAACCATTTTCACTTTCACATTCAATATCAATTGTAAGTATTCTTATTTGTTTAATATCCCAATTCACTTTATCAGGAAATTGATCTGCAATAAAAGGATATTGATATCTTGTATTACCAAAGTATTCAAAATTAGTGACATCTTTATATTGTTCAATCCATTTTTTAGCTTCTGATATACTATTAAATTTAATTTTACCTACATTACGACCGTCTAATGTTTTATATTTTGATTCTTTTTTTGATGGGATAAATAAAGATGGTTGATAATTAATTCTAAACTTCTTATGAGTACCATCGTGATTTACACCACGAACCAATAGTTTGCCACGGAATGGCAATACCGAAGTATAGAATTTCATATAGTATTATATCTGTTTATTATTAAAATATTTTTTTAAAGTTGTTAGTTTTTCATCAGCGGCATTAAGTTCGCCTACTAATTTATCCATTTCTGAAATGTGTTGTGGATGTTCTCCGATTGCAACAGGATTATCAAAATAAATTATAAGTGTTGCCACTGCTGAAAGAATATCAGCATTATATTTTGCTTCTAGTGCTTTGTATAACGGATTTTCTATTTGATGTGTTTTAGCCATTGTTCACTCCTTTTCATTATTAATTATTATATCATATTTAAAATATGTTGTAAAGCGATTATTGTAAATCGTCATATAAACCTGAAACTGGTTCAGGTGTTTTCCAATTTTCTCTATTCTTAAATTTTTGTAAAACTATTTTAGTTACAGATTGTTTTGTTGCTTCTTCAATGCCTAAAAATCCTGGTGAAGAATTAACTTCCAAAAAATAAGGAGGATCTTTCTCTCTATTCTTTGACGGAATAAAATCAACACCAACTAAAAGGCCATCAACTGCTTTTGCTGCTTTGATACTTTCATCAAGTTCCAATTGTGTTAATTCAATAGGTTTTGCTTCAGCACCTTGCGACACATTGCTTCTAAAATCTTTTCCGATTGTTCTTTTCATTTGGACAATCGGTTCCAAATTTACTAAAATAACTCTAACATCAAAATCAGTTTCAATATATTCTTGTAATAATAAATCTATTTCTTCATCTAACTTATAAAGTATTTGTGTAATAGGAGCTAATTGATTTTCACTCTCTACAAGTATAACACCAATACCATGTGTACCAGTAATCGTTTTTATAATAACTGGATACTTTGTTCCCAATCTTTTTAATGCTGCTGGTCCATCTTCAGGATGAGTAATCAATTCTGTTTTTGGTTGTTTGATATTATGTTTTTTTAAAGTTTGATATGTAAACCATTTATTAACACAAATCTCGGAACAAGTTAAAGGATTAATAACACAAAAACCTTTATTAAGGAATACTCTAAACATATCTTTCCAAGAATAATTATATGCTGTTGAACTTCTAACCATTATCAATGTATCCTTAGGATCACATACAAAAGGTGGAGCATATTCTGTTTCAGTTTTAGGTTCTGGTTCCTTATATTCACCTTCATCATCTGTTGGCAAACTATGAACTATTACTTTATCACCTTTTTCTTCAAGTCTGCAACCAACCATTTCTGCTAGAAAAACTTTAATGCCTAACTTTTTAGCTTCATCACGGAAACGAACACCAGTATAATTTGGATCATCTGGTGCATTATGTGAAAGAATAACCAAACGATAAGGTTTCTTATCAGTTTCAGCTTCTGCTATAAATTCTTTAAACTTCGGTGCCTTCATTATTTTCTATTTTTTTACCTATATTATATTTTGCTTGAAGGTCCCACTCGCCTTTTTCTTTGAAACTTAATACTTTGATTTGTGATAGAGGTGCTTTCTTCTCAGCAATTGATTTGTTTAATAAAGCAATTAATCCCCAATCACTTAATAATTGGGCAATTGTATTTCTTCTTTCAGCGTCATTGTCAGAAAAGTTTGCTGACTTACCATCTAAAGCAAACAGTTCTTTAAAATGCACTATAAAATATCTTCCTTGTTTGTGTAATATGTGGCAAGATTGAAATAACTTTTTATCTTTTCTTGACGCCACTCCTATTCTTGTTAAAGTTTCCCTAACTTTTAAAAAGTCATCTGGTTCCTTTAACTGAATTTCTAACATCTGTTCTGGATGCCAGGTATTATCTAACTCATTCATTTGGTCCCACCTTTATATAATTTTTCCTTAATCAATTTCAATTGATTTTTGGTCAGTATATCAAGAGCGGACTTTGCTTTTTCATTACTATATCCATAAAACTCTTTTACTAATCCAATATCTTTCAATTTATTCGCTCTCAAAAAAGGACTATATCTCTTTTTTGATCTAATACTATT